TACCTAAAAGAGCAGCCTAATGAGCACTCAAGTAGTAAATAGTGTATCTGTTACAGGCTCGGTAGGAACACTTACAATAACTATTGTAAACGGAGCAGTGTCTGGTGCTAGAACAGCCTTGATAAATGCACAATTAAGAAAAATATATATTGATCGTAAACCTACATCAGCAGATAGAATTGTTTACGCAAATGAGGATTAACTATGAGTTTTCGTTGGCCTAGTAAAGACCCAGATGAAATATTAGATTATAGTGTTGATTGGTCAAGATTTCTTGATACAGCCGTAATAACCGGAGTTATATGGTTTGTGCAGTCTTCTTTATTTAATACTAAAACACAGCTAGATGCTGGACAAAATTTAACATCAGCTTCTAGTAGTGCTACAACAGATAGTATACAAAATGTTGCACAGACAAATACTAATACTGTTGCTACTATAAATATTGGTGGTGGGCAAAATAATGTAGAATATACTTTTACTTGCCGAATGACTGACAATACTGGAAGTACAGCAGAACGAACTATTAAAATACGGTTAAAGGAACGGTAAATGGCATACGATTATCTTGGTCTTGTTAATGATATAAACCGTAGACTTAATGAAGTAGAACTAACCTCTGCTAATTTCGCTGCAGCTATTGGTGAGTATAGCATGGTTAAGGATGCTGTTAATGCATCTATTCGTTTTATTAACCAACATGAATTTGAGTGGCCTTACAATCATGTTACAGAGGAAGAAACACTTACTCCCGGAATTGTAAGGTATGCATTTCCTGCTGACACTAAAGTTTTAAACATGAATAGCTTTAGGATAAAAAGAAATGATACATTAGGTAATGACACTAAAAAATTAAATATACTAACTTACGAAGAATACCTTGACAGTTATGCAGATGTGGAGTATAATACTGCAACATCTGTAAGAGCGTGTCCAACTCTTGTTTTTAAAGCACCTAGTTCAGAGTTTGGTTTAGTTAATCCACCTGATAAAGCTTATGAGTTAGTTTATGAATACTACAGATTACCTGTTGATTTAATAAATGCTACAGATGTCCCAAGTGTTCCTGAACAATTTAGATATGTAATTGTAAATGGTGCAATGCATTTTACTTATTTATTTAGAGGTGAGAGTCAAGAAGCTGCAATGATGCAAGGTAGATTTGAACAAGAAATAAAACAAATGAGAAGTTTATACATAAACCGTTATGATTATCTTAGATCAACTGTTGTAAATACTACAGTTCAAACAAACGCTAGAGTTTCTTCGTAAATGCCTACAACCCGTCAGACATACCCTATTGAGTTTAGGGGTGGGCTTATTACAAATATGAGTCCTTTGCAGCAAGGTATAAACTCACCGGGATCTGCAAGAACTCTTAGAAACTTTGAACCATCTGTTGAAGGTGGTTATCGTAGGATAGAAGGTTTTGATAAGTACGACAGCAATATAATACCTCCGTATGGAGCACCTGTTGTAAGAGGTGCAAGTCAATCTGGCACAAGTTTAGATATAGGTAACATACGTCAAACACCAGAAGCAGGTGATACTTTTAAACTTGTTCATGCAACTGCTGCAGTAAACAATACTGCAACTGCAAGTGTAAACGGTGCTACATCTTCTACTACTGCATTAGTTTTAGATGGTAACTCTGGTAGTATTGTAGTAGGAATGGTAGTTACAGGCACAGGTGTATCTGGTACTGTAACTGTATCTACTGTAACAGATCAAAACAATATTGTTCTTTCATCTGCTCAATCTTTATCAGATAATGTAGTAATAACTTTTTCTGCACCTGATGCCGTAACAACAACACATATATTAGATACTATTGTAGGTACTATTGCTGCAGGAATGGATGTTACTGGAACAGGAGTTCCTTCAGGTGTAACGGTAGCATCTTTTAGTGGTAGCACTGTAACACTGTCCGAAGCTGTAACTCTTGCTGATAACATAGCTTTAACATTTAGTGAGGTGTACACAATAGCAGCAGGTGGTGTTAATTTTAATGATACAAATAATACTGCTGACTTAACCTTATCTACAAGTTTACTTGCATCACCATTAAACGGAGACTCCCTAGAGTTTCTTACTACAAGTAGTAACTACTTAGCTAAAGGTTGTGGTGTATTTACAGATTTAGTTATAGTTGCTAAAAACGAAAGTCTGTACAAAACTAGTGGTGTAGGTTACAGCTTAATTAATATTCCTTCGTATGGAACTGTACTTGTAAATGGTGCATCACAAACTGGCACAAGTTTAATTATAGATGGTTTAACTAGTACACCTCAAGGTGGTGACGTATTTAAAATAGCTGGTATAGATTTAATATATACTATAGCTTCTACACCTACAGTTAGTTCAGGTGGTACAACATTAACAATAGTACCTGCATTAGCTAGTTCTCCAGCAGATGATGCTGTAATAACTTTTTTAAGTACGTCAAGAGAAAGTGCTGGTAAAACTAGATTTTCTAGGTATAACTACTCTGGAACAAATAAAATAGCTATTGTAGATGGAACTAATCCACCTGCACTATATGATAAAAATATATTTACTGCACTTAATGATGCACCATCAGATGTACTAGCTGCAAAATTTGTTATAAATTTTAAGAATACATTATTTTTTGGTAAGGATAATGTATTAACTTTTACTGCACCATTTACAGACAATGATTTTACAGCAGCAAATGGGTCAGGTGTTATAAATGTTGGTGCGGAAATTACTGGACTAATAGTATTTAGACAACAGTTAATAATATTTACTAACTCTTCTATATTTCAATTAACTGGTAATACCATAGCAGACTTTACATTACAACCTGTTACTTTAGATATTGGTTGTCCTAATACAGATACAATACAAGAAGTAGGTGGTGATATAATGTTTCTTGGTCCAGATGGATTAAGATTATTAAGTGCTACAGATAGGATAGGAGACTTTGGTTTAGCTGTCGTATCTAAAACAATACAAAAAGAATTTACAAATTTTATTGCAGCAAATACTTCTTTTGCAAGTGTTGTAGTAAGAGAAAAATCTCAATATCGTATATTAGGGTATAATACAAATATTAGTACAGATTCTGCACAAGGTATACTAGGAACACAATTTGCTGTTCAAGGTGGTGAGGGTATGGCTTGGTCAGATATAAGAGGTATAAGAGCACACGTAGCTGATAGTAAACTAAATGAAAATACAGAAACAATAGTTTTTGCACATGATGATGGTTACTTATACCATATGGAACAAGGTAGTAGTTTTGATGGAGCTAGTATATCTTCTAGTTTTTCTACACCTTACTTACCAATAAACGACCCAAGAGTACGTAAGACATTTTATAAAATGTTTTTATATACAGACCCTCAAGGTAGTGTAACTTTTGACTCAAGTTTAAAATTAGACTTTGATCAAAAAGGAAGTATACAGCCACTACCAATTAGTATTAACAACGCTACAGGTTCTGTCGCATTTTTTGGTTCTGGATCATTTGGATCAGCTACTTTTGGAACTAAACTACTAACAGTTTTTGAAACACAATTAATAGGATCAGGTTTTGTTGTATCTCTACAATTCACATCTGATAGCACTGATCCACCATATTCTTTAGATGCTATCACACTAGAGTACGGAACAAATACAAGAAGGTAAAATATTATGGGAACAGGTTACACTAGAAATGATTCAGCAAATAATATTGCTGACGGTAACATTATTAATGCTTCTGATTTAGATGGTGAGTTTGATGCAGTAGAATCCGCATTTAATTCTTCTTCTGGTCACACACACGATGGTACATCTGCAGAGGGTGCGCCTATTGCAGTTCTTGGTCCAACGCAAGATGTGGTAATAACTGCATCAGTTTTAAGACCTAAAACAACAAATACAGTAGACTTAGGTACATCCTCGTTAGAATTTAAAGATGCTTTCTTTGATGGTACTGTTACTACTGATGCACTGGCAGTTACTGCTGGAATAACTTCTAATCTAGTTACTGTATCTTCGGATGATGCAGGTTCTGCAAAAGGACCACAGCTTGATATTCTTAGAGATTCTTCAAGTCCTGCAGATAGTGATGCCATAGGTCACATAGACTTTTCAGGTAAAGATGATGGTGACAATAAGACAATTTATGCATCTATATTAGCAAGTATTGGAGATGTTACAGATGGTACAGAGGATGGTACATTAAAGTTTAACACTATGGTAGCTGGAACTGATCTTACAGTTATGGAGTTAAGTTCTGGTAATGTTACTTTTACATCTGCAGATGCAGGTGCACTTAAAGGTCCAGTTTTAAATTTATATAGAAATAGTGCAAGTCCTGCTGATGATGATCAAGTAGGAAGAATAAATTTTCAAGGTGAAAATAGTGCAGGAGAAACTATAACCTATGCACAAGTTTTTAGTTCTATACTAGACGTTACTGATAGCACTGAGGACGGAAGATATAAAATAGGCACAATGGTAGCAGGTTCATTTGACAGTCGAATGGACATGACTAACACAGAAACAGTTTTTAATGAAGACAGCAAAGACCTAAACTTCCGTGTTGAGTCTAATGGCAATGCTAATATGTTGTTCGTTGATGGTGGTGCTGATTCTGTTATAATTGGCCATAATGCAGAAATACCAATCGTTAATTCAAGTGTGGAGTTCAGTGTTATAGGCACAAGTGCTACACTTGGATTGGCTCGTTTTGGTGGGCCTTCAACACTAGCATTAACGGCTTCAGCATCAGGCACAGTTGGCTCTTTTTCAATCCTTAGTGATGATGACCCGATGGGGTACATTTATTGGGGTGGAGATGACGGTACAGACATCCGAAGTGCAGGGGCATCTATTGCAGCATTTGTAGATGGTACACCCGGATCAAATGATATGCCCGGAAGATTGGTGTTTAGTACAACTTCGGATGGCAGTAGTACCCCAACAGAACGTATGCGTATAAGTTCAACAGGTGCTGTAACTATAAACGAAGGTGGAGCAGACGCAGACTTCCGTATTGAGAGCGACAGCTACTCTCATATGTTTTTTATAGATGCAGGTACAAATCAAGCGTTAATAGGTAGTGGAGACTTAAACGATGACAGTGGTACAGCACTTCTTACCATAGTTGGGGAAACTCACTATCTTCATGTTGGTGGTGGTAGTGCAAACGGGAGTAACGGTGGTGGGTTTGCGACCTCAAAACAAAAAGATGATAGTAGCACAGGTTGGCTCACCGTGGGTTCTTGGGATAATGGATCAAGTAGACAGCTGTACTACGGTGGTGGGGCTTGGGGCGTTCAAGAAGCAACTAGCCATATATTCTACGCTGGTTCTTACGATGCAGGAAATGGCGGTGCGGTAGAAAAACTTCGGATTGATAGCAGTAATGTCACTGTTAACGAACAAAGCCAAGATGTGGACTTCCGTGTTGAGAGTAACGGCAACACTCATGCAATTTTTGTTGACGCAGGAAATGATAAAGTTGGATTTAACACTAGTGCACCAGAGGCTGTACTTCACGCTCAAGATAATGGCAACTCTTCAAAAAAAGGTTTGCAGGTAAGTAACTATGATACTACCGCAGGAACAGGCCAAGCGATTAATGTTGATTTTGGATTAGCAAGAAATTCTGGTTCAACGAAAGCAGAAGCAGGAAGAATTAAAGTTGGGAAAGATAACGATTGGACGTCTGCTGATAATAATATTGATAGTTATATGTCGTTCTTTCATTATAAAAATAACTCATTAAGTCAAGCACTTTTGATAAACGGAAGTGGTGATGTTACTACTAATTCAGCAAACACTTCAGGTAGTTTTAGCAGACAAAATGCAGGATTTACTGCTCGTAGTGGA